GCGGCATCGGACGCCATCCTGCGCGTTTTTACAAGCGGGCCGGGCGCCATGCCGCTAACCTGCGGCGAGCTCAACCAGGAGCTGAGGGCATGTTGAGGTCGAAGATGGTGATGCTGGGCGCAGGACTGGCGCTGGCGAGCTGCGCGGCCAACGCGGCGCCGGCCGAGTTCGACTGGCTGGCCGGGCATTGGTGCGGTGGCACCGAAGAACGGCGGCTGGACGAGGTCTGGCTGCCGGAAGCTGGCGGCGCGTTGCTTGGGATGTCCCGCACGCTGAGCCGCGGCAGCATGGAGTCATTCGAGTACATGCGGCTCGTGCCGGCAGGCAAAACGGCTGGGCTTCATGTACAGCCCAATGGCGTGGCGCCGACCACGTTCGTCATTGCCGAGCATGGCGAGAACTGGGTGGTCTTTGAGAATCCGCAGCATGATTTCCCGAATCGCATCGAGTACCGGCGTGATGGTGCTTCATTGAAGGCAAGCATCTCGGGGCCTGGGGATGATGGGAAGATCCTGCGGATTCCGTTCGACTACCGGCGGTGTGGGGAGTGATTGGGAGCGGTGACTGGGAGGGGTGGTTGGAAGACTTGGGTATGGGGAGGCTGTCCGAGGGGGCTCAGCCTCCTGGGAACCCATCTTGCTCGTAACATAATATACATTATGCGAAATCTCGTATCCGCCGGATCTGGGCCTTTGTTGGGTCCGCGTGGCAATGGCTGGGCCTCTGGCTCGGCTCTTGCCTGCGCCCTCAGTCCCCGGCCAAGGATGAGATCGCGGCATGATTGAGTTCGACCCGCTCCAACGTATCGACTTGACCGGCCCTTGGGCCGGTTTTTCTTTCCTCGGTGATCGCCTGGTCACACCCGAAGGCCGCGAGCTGCTCCCCGAAGATCTGGCCTGGCTGTCACTCACCGCGTGCCAGGCGCAGGAATGGCGCCGGATGATGGAAGCTGCTCGCTCGGCGCCGTCGATCGACAGTTCCAGAAATGCGCGCAATCGGAACGCTGGCATTCACCATCATCCTGCCAGTGTCGTCAATCTGCGGGACGTTGTGAGCCAGCGCAAACAGCGTTCAGCGGTGGCGATGGCTGGCCCTGACGCCGAGCCACCGGGAGCAGTCCTTCCAGTGTCGGGGCCGAGGCCTCGCCAGCGCGTGTGAGGCGCTTCCGTAGGGGCACTGCCCCTACACCCCGGCTAGAATGCACGCAGGACGCTCAGGGGGACGCATGGACAAGGCTGGTTGGCAGGTGGCAAGCGGCGTGCTGGCGATGGCCCTGATAGGGACAGGCTTCGCCCTTATGGCTACGCGCGGTGTCCTCGCCCAAGAGAGAAACGACCGTCAGGCGTGTCCAACGGTGGAACCGGAGACCGTGGTCATTCGGGAACACACCCAACCCGTAACAGTGCAAGTCGACGGGATGCCAGTGCCTGACAACGTCAGCTGCCGCGGTGGCGTCTACCTGATCCGCACTGAGCAAGGAATCGAATCGCTCACAAAGAGCGGCCGGGCCATTTCTTGCCACAGCCCCTAACTGCGCCGGCTACAGCCTTGTTGGGATCGTGGGTGTCGTCATGTAAGAAGACGACTGGTGCTGCGGTGACTCAGGGAAGCTGCCCATAGCCCTGTCGCCGCGCTGCACAGCCACGCCTTGCACGGATTCCATCGCCTGCGGCTGCGCTACCGGAACATGCCTGCCCTCGCCCTCTGTATGATCTGGCCTTGGCCGCGCATCGCCCTGGCGCGCAAGCTGCGGATCCTTGAACGGATTGTACGCCTCACCCCAGCGTGCAATGTCGCGGCAAACGTCATCCCGCACCGGCACAACTGGCCGCGTGTTCTGTTCCGTCACGCACCGGCAGCTGTTCTCCGTCGACATACAGAAGATGTGCGGGTCACTGCGGAACTCACGGCCCGAGTACCCCGGCGCTGACCATGCAACGTCGGCTACCTGCGGCGTGATTGCCTGGACGTATTCTTCTGCCGACCGGCTCTCGGACCTACCACCGGCATTACGCGAGGGACGACCGGCCGGGTCAGTCGGCGGCGCCGTAGCCGCCGCCTCCTTCAACCCGGCCGCTTCGTCCTTCTTTTTCAGCCCCGTGTAGGCCATATAGCCGAAGGGCAGCGCGAATAGCACCAAGGCAATCGGCGCGATGATCAACGCCTTTTTCAGCAGCGCGGGCATGCGGTACTTGACCGTATGAATCTCCGCGCTCTTGTAGTACTGGAAGTACTTCGCCGGTAGCGTCCACATCTCATGGTCGTACAGGCTCTTGATGCGTTTCAGACCCTGTCGAACCTCATCCATCACCTGATGGTTGCGGAAGATGAACGTCTTTTCCTTGCCCGACTGGCGCAGCAGATGTTCATGGAATCCCACCAAGCCGCGAAGATGCGTGTCCAGGTAGTTGGGCTGCTGGGTTGCCAACACCAGCCGCACACCGCTGTGCCGGATTGTCTCCATCGCGCTGATGTACTCAGGCGGATCACCACCGCGCCGGGCGCGGAAATACTGCTGAGCCTCATCAACGAACAGGACCGCGCCAGCCGGTAATGAGCGCCAGTCGGTAGGATCGGCCCAAGGCGTTATCCCCGGCACGTTGATGCCGTTGATGTTCGTCGTGAATACGTGCTGCCCCTGCTCTACCAAGTCCGCGATACGCTGAACCATCCGCAGAGACTTCCCGGACCCCGGAAGGCCCGTAAGCAGCGAGATTGAGGCGGTATCACCGATCACGTCGGACTCTCATATTTCCGGGAAAGGAAGATGCGCGATGCGCCCTGAATCCCATAGGCACTCAGGCACAACGAGACGAACACATCAATGCCAAGTGCATGCACCCAGTTGGCGATGTAGCCCGGCACCGAATTCCACGCCGTGATGGCTTGTTGGATGATCGGTTCATAGATGAACTCCTGCGCAGCGAAGCCCAGTCCAAGCGTGGAGAGAATCTTCGCCACCCACAGGCCAGCCCGCAGCTTGATGAGCTTGTTGAGCATCCCGGCCAAGCCGCCGAGCATCGGACTGTCAAACGATAGCCAAGCCATAAAGGATCACTTCTTGAAGAGGATGTACATAGCCGCGAGGACGCCGGCCGCGCTCACCATCTGCCGGATCATGTCCAACACCGTGTACAGCTGCGATGGCGGTGCCCAGGCAGTACCCATGATTTCAATCGAGGGGAAAAGATCACCCCCTCCCAACGTCAACTTGCCGCGATCAAGCCCCTGCCCGCCCTGTCCTGGTCCCTTCTTCCAAAGATCAGAAACAGCCGCGGATTCATTGTCACCGGCTGCATCTGCGGCACCGGCCGCAGCATCGTTGGACAGCTTGCCTCGCGCATCCTCCGCAGCGCAGCGCCCGCGCCATTGCTGAAGGAGCGAAGCATACTCCTGAGCCTTGCATCCCTTCCCGATGCACACGGGGACAGCTGTGCAGTTCTCGCCGCCAACAATTTCATCCTTCGTGGTGTTGCACTGGCTCTTCCACGTGTAGCGCAGATGCAAGCACTTCAGCGTGTCACCCGTGCACAAAGGAGGTACGTCGCAGTTCCCGCTGTCGCTTGCCGAATCGCCCTCGCCCTCTTTGTCCCCACCTCCGCCCTTGCCCGGCGTTCCGTTTCCGCTTGTGTTGCCGCTGCCATCAGGACTGTTATCACCCGAGGAGTTCTTAGCGTTCCCTTTGCCGGTGCTGCCGTAGTTCGTCACGTTATAGGTAACGCACGTATTGTTTATGCAAGCCTCTTGCTGATGCCCCTCCTTTCGCTGCCATTCCTTCTCAGGAGCAGGCGGGGTATCAGGTGGCGAAACGGGCTTACCTTTCTCGTCGCGCGTCTGACCGTCCTCAGCGTCTGTCTTCTTGCCCTTCTCGTTGGACTTCCAGCAGAACGTCTTTCCCGTGGATGACGTGGCGCAGTAGTCCCCATTCGGCTTTTGGCACGCCGTCTGTCCGCTGCCAAGGGCGGTGCACTCTGGATCCTTCTGCTTCTTCTCTTCCTTGTCCTTGCTCGATTCGCTGGGCTGATTGATTTCATTGGCATTGATGTTCTGTGCCTGGCATGTGTCACCGGTATAGGTGCGATTGCGCATGCCGTACAACTTCACGCCTCCCGTCGATGACGTGAATGACTCACCTTGGACCTTGCACCCACTGATGCATGTCGGTGAGGGTGAATATGCAAGCGCCGCATCCGCCAACGCGGTTTGGTTGCGCATGGCGCACGTGCCGTAGTACCAGAATTCCTGAGCGTTATCTCCGGCAGAGTTATAGCAACGAACAGCGCCGCCGTTCGGTCCCTCCTGCACGGCACAGGTGTAGTTTCCGTATCCGCTCGCATCAGGAGTGCCCCCCGTGCAGTCCTGTCGCACAGTCGGTTCGCCCCACTGCGTCGGACTGGCCTTCATGCGCGCCAGCGTTCTGGCAACCGCCGCCTTGCACATCGTCAGCGCGACACCTCGATCGCATACGCGCTGATTCTGCCCGCCACTGGCAGTTGGGCAATCCACAGCGTTCGCTTTCGTAGACAGCGCGAGCTGCGCCAAGAGCGCTGCAACAACGACGTACGCGATGCGGCGAACAATCGCCCTGGCGAACATGCGAGCGAGCCAACGCATTACCGCATACCGTCCGCTAGGACTTTCGCGCCAAGCAACCACACGATCAGAAGAATCAAGCCTTCCATTTCGTTCCCCTTTAACAAGGGGGGAGGCGCCTCCCCCCGGCCGCAGAGATGCGGGTTTACTTCACGATGCCGAAGGCCTTCAGGGCCCACTTCGCTGCCACCCACGCGGTGTAGATCAGGATGCCGGCCGCCAGCATCGCGGCAATACCGGCCAACACAGACGCCGGGTCGAAACTGGCGCTCTGCTGCGCGAAGGCGAAGCCCGGCAGCGCCGCAGCACTAGTGACAGCGGCCACACCTACGGCCTTGATGGACGACGCCTTGGCCTTGGCGCGCAGCATCAACGATTCACGGTTCATCTTGTTCATACGTCATCACTCTCTCTTGGGTTGATCAGGCGAAAAGCTGCCAGCAACGCGAGGGCGCAGAAGATGGCAAATCCGACCGTGTTCGCCTGTTCCACGGTCGGCAAGTAGTCAATCCACGTGGCTTGATCGACCCACGCGGATTGGGCGCAAGAACCGTCGCTCGCTGGCGTCGGATCAATGCAGGTCAGAACACGGGCCATGCTCAAGCCTCCCCACGAGCCTTAAGCGACGAACGCGTTGCAGCGACGCCGGTGATCATGCCGAGACAGAAGCCGACGACCAGAATCACGTAAGGGTTGGTGGTGTAGATGAGCAGGCTCATCGGTTAGACCTTCGACACGACTGCCGCGGCCTTCGCCTGCAGCGGAACAAGGTCCACGTAACGCTTCAGGACCAGATCGCCGTAGTCGCTCAGTCCGAAGGACTGCGGATCAATGTCGTACTCACCAGCCGGGTACGGCGGACGCTGGCCGAGGCCGACGCGGAACGGAAGTTCGAAGCCGTTGCCCAGGTCGAGGCCAGCGGTCTGCGAACGATTGATGGTGTTGGTCTTGCTGTTGTGCCGTTCTTCGACGGCGGCGGACTTCACGCGGCAGATAGGCATAGTTCTTCTCTCACGTAGCGATAGAGTGGTTCACCCTTGGCAATACCGCGAAACCTTCCGGGGTGACCGTCACGGAGGATGCGGCTCTCTGCGAAGTCGGCCCATGAATCGCCGAGCGCTCCGCGAAGGACATTGAGGAAAGGTCCTACCTGTCGATGCGCCCACTCGATACCGGCTTCGACGGAGGTTTCCACTTGTTTTTGTAGGGTGCGCAGTCTCGTGCACACGCCCGTAATGAGGTTCTGCAAAGCGCTGTACGAGCCGCGCAGATAGGCGCCGGGGTTCAACAGCACATCCAATGGGATTTCCATGTGCTTGCCGTACAAACGCACTTCCGCGCGCACCCAGCGAGACGACGGAAGACCTTCGGCTTTGCCCTTTTCGTACACGCACAGTTCCTTATGGCCCTTGCCGCCGACGTACAGCGTGCAGCCGGTGTTGTGGCCTTCATCGGAGATGAAACGGTGGCGCGGAGGGCAGCCGCCCTCAGTAAAGCCGCCCCGCGCGGCAACCTCGCGGAGCGCATGCACATCCAGGCGTTCGCCTTCGTAGTCGTCGTGCGCGCAATCAATGCGGGTGATCTTGGCATCGAGCATGGAGCACTGCTTGAAGACCTGCGGCCAGTTGCGGATCCACTTGCAACCCATGCCGGTCAGGCTCAGGCATACAGTATTTTTCTTGCCGCCGATACCAATGCGACCGACCACCTCGTTCTCCCGGTCGATCAGCACCGCCGACTGCTCGTAGAAGTTCCAGTTCTTCTCACGGATCGCACCGGCAACGACTTCGCCACGGAAACCGAAGATGCGGAACAGCAAGAGGTCCAGCTTCTTGCAGTTCACCTCTTCAAGAGCGGAGAGCGGGACCACAATGGTCAGGTAGTCGATGATTGCGTCCTGCTGACCCTTTTGGCCCGTGTTACTCCCCGGGCCAATCTCCGCCGCCGCCCGCTGCCCCTTTTCACCGGGCGAAAGCGGGGAAAAGCCCCCTGCCCCACCCTCTACTGCCATCCTGAAGCGAGCGCGATCAACGGCCATACTCGACCTCGTACATGCGGCAGGCGCGGTCGTTACCCTCAATGCAGGCGCGGCGCATGTCGCTGCGCTGAGCTGCAACCGCGTTCCAATCCACCGAGAAGACGCTACCGATCCAGAAGCCAAGAACCGCGCCAGAAACCATCAGGATCACGAAGGGCACCAGCCACCAATCGAACTTACGCATGACCGGCCTCCTGCCGTTCGGCAAAGCGGGCTGCTGCCAGTAGATCGCCGCGCTTGGAAGCGGCGATTTCGGCCTGATAGAGCGTTTCGTCACTCGGGGTCCAGCCGGTTGCGGCCAGTTCGGCGCGTGCCTGGGCTACGAAGGCCGCTCCGTGTGCGCTGCGACGGGCGGACTCCCCGCGTCGGTCGAGGCACCACGAAACGAGTTTTGCGCTGCCAATGGACACGGCCACGATGGCCGCCAGCAGCACGAAGGTAATGAGCGGATCGATCATCCCTGTCCCCTACCCCAAGCCCCAAGAGGTCCCGCCAGCGGCCTTGGGGTGCCGGTGGCGGGAGTGTCAAGGATTCCTCGACACCGGGGCGAACTGTAAAGTACCCCTGTACACCCCTGTCAAGTAGGTATCGACAATGAGCGCCAGCTACGACCTGTTCTGCCGGTGGAAGCACGTGCAGAAGATCCAGAGCGACAACGCTGGTGCGCTGGCATTGGGCGTGTCCCGGGCGACCGTTTCCCTCTGGAAACAAGGGAAAAACGCGGAAATCCACTACATCGAGCGGATGGCGGTGGACATTGGTGACAGCCCGGAAATGTGGTCGGCTGTCGTGATGGCTGAGCGGAGCAATTCCGAGGACGAAAAGGCCGCGTGGCGCCGAATTGCGCAGAAACTCGCCACGGTGGCCATGGCGCTATGCCTCTTCGTGGGTACCGCCCTGCCCCGCGATGTGCAGGCTATGCCGCAGGCTGGTAATGCCTTGCACGATATACATTATGCGAAATGCTGTATCGGTCCGTCGTTGGCTTTGTCGGCTCCGCATGGCAATGGCTGAAGCTCTGGCTTGGCTCTTGCCTCCCTGCTGGCTCCCCCCGACAAGGATGAGCTTGCAGCATGATCGAGATCGATCCGCATGACCGAACTGACCTAACCGGCCCTTGGGCCGGTTTCGGCTTCCAAGCTGGGCACATGTTCACCCCAGAAGGCCACCAGCTGGAACCCTGTGATATGACCTGGTGGTCTCTGACCTGCAACATTGCGCGGGAATGGCGGCTGATGATGGCCGAGGCTCGCACGGGAATGGCCAAGCGCCCAATACCGGCCGTCGAGACATCCGCCACAGCGAAATCCAGCGTGATCTATCTTGCTGAGGTGCTCAGAATTCGCCGAGGGCGGCGGTTCGGCAATGGTGATCCCGGCTCCGGCGCCGAAACCTCCAATGTGGTCTACATGAGCCGTGGGCCGAGGCCCCGCCAGCGCGTGTGAGGCGCTTCCGTAGGGGCGCTGCCCCTACACCCGCTACTTCAGCGACTCCATGAACAGTCGGAGTCCGGCATCTGTCAGGGTAACTACTCGAACTGATCGGCCTGACTGATCGGTCCCGCTCTGCCGTCTAGCCAACCCCAACTCTTCAAGCTGTCCTGCGACGTACCAAACTGCGGGCTCACCTATGCTCAGCCGATCAGAAAGCGTGCCAATGGGGGTGTTGCTGCCATATCGGCCAAGTGAATCCAGCATTTGCCACTGCGACTTACTGAGGGGGATTTTCCTTACATCATTGGCCTCGGGATCGTCTTCCGATGAAGGGACGTCGGGGACCAATGAGTCCACAGATGCAGCCGTCTCCGCATGCCTAACGGCCGCAAGCTCCTGCGCGAGCGCATCCCTTTCATCGACTAGCTGCTTCAACTGATTCTTCAAGCTGTCAACAGAATTACTGAGGCGCACCGATTCCGTCATGTGTTGCGCCTCAATCTCCAAGAATCTACTGCGAAGAGCCCGAGACTCTTCTTGGGTGAGCACCGTCTGATCTTCAATGCTTCTCTTCAGGCTCAACGCGTCCTTTCTTCTGCGAAGCGAGAAGCTGTAGACCCAATTTGACGGGTAAGGAAACACCAGAATGTAGAAGGCGGCTGTGAATAATGGACCTGCCACCAAATGGAGCCACGAGTACCCAGTGTCCTGATAGACAAGATGAATTAGATGGATCTTTCGGATAGCAGATTCACCGGAGAAGACAATCAACAATGCCTTGTAGTTCCAGGCGCACCAAGAAACCGCCAGCGAAGCTCCGAGCGGACTCATGAATCGGTCGCTGATGTACTCCCTGATACCCTTGATCAAGTCATCGAACATT